AACATTGAAACGGCGCGGCGTATCTTTTGGGTCGATACCATTATCCCGCTGCTGCGTCTCATTCGAGGGCAGCTTAATCGCCAATTGGCCGAGATGTTTGGCGATGGCTGGTATATTGACTACGATGTGAGCGACGTAGAGGCACTGCGCGAGGATTACAGTCAAAAACTCGATGATGCTGGCAAACTGTTTGCCATGGGCGTGCCGTTTAACATCATCAACGAAAAATTGAATCTTGGGCTTAATCCAATTCAGGGCGGCGAAATTGGTTACCTCAGCGCTGGATTACTGCCCACTGATTTTGACCGAACAGCGCCGGCAGATCCGACTACAGCGCAGCTTTCTGCAATGCCGCCCGAAATGCTAAAAGCGCTGGCGTATGGGCGCGATTAATCCGGCAAACAAACAAAGGCAGCGGGCGCTAGACGATGCGCTTCAAATTCGTATGTCCGCCCGCTTTGAGCGCAGGCTTCGCACAGAGATTGGGCGAACCATGCGAGAGGCTGCTGCCGCCTACGAAAAGCGCGGAGAGCTTGCTATTCCGTTGGCCGTGTCTGAGCATTCACAGGCAATTCGCAACGTGCTGGAATCAAACTATCGTTTAGTGGCTAATCATTTTGGCAAGCGAATATTGAGCGACGCGAAAACGCATGCCGGCCCGCAAATAATTAAGGCCAGCCTAACAGAAATGCTTGGGTTGGCTGTCAATGGGTTTATCAATAGGTGGATTGCCACAAAAGTTGTGCAAATAAACCGAACCACCGAGAGCCAGATTAGAGACATTATTCGCGGAGGCACTGATGAAGGACTTGGCGTGGATAAGATCGGCAAGCGCATACGCGAGCTATCAACGCCATTTAGTGCATTACGCGCTCACGTTATTGCACGCACGGAGACGCACACTGCCGCCAATTTCGGCGCACAGCAAGCAGCCGAACTAACAGGACTTGACATGAAACGCGAGTGGGTTTCCAGCATGGACGACCGCACGCGTGATGAGGCCGGAGCGAATCACGTTCGCGCCGATGGTCAAGTGGTCGGCATGAATGAGCCATTTACCGTTTCGGGTGAGAAGCTAATGTTTCCAGGTGACCCGGCAGGAAGCGCAGCAAATACAATTATGTGCCGCTGTCAAGTTGTGTTTCTGTACGATTAGGGCATAATGTTAAACAAAGGAAAATCATGGAATTCAAGAGCCTAAAATTTGATGCTGTTGGAGTTGACCCTGACGAGCGCACGTTCGAGGGTTACGCTGCCGCATATGGAAACGTAGACAGCGATAACGACATCATTGAGATGGGCGCGTTTGCCAAGTCGATCAAAGAAGGCTTCCCAGCGAAACGCATCAAGGTTCTGTGGCAGCATAAGACCGATATGCCGATTGGCATGCCGGTAGACATGCGTGAGGATTCTAAGGGCTTGTGGGTAAAGTCCCGAATCAGCCGCACAGCTAAAGGCGACGAGGCAATTGAACTCATGCGCGACGGCGCAATCGACCGCATGAGCGTGGGGTTCTCAATTCCCGGCGGGAAAAGCCAGATAGACGGACAAGGAATCCGGCATATTTACGAAGGCAAATTGTTTGAATACAGCCTCGTCACCTGGTCCGCAAACGAACAGGCAGTAATTACCGGCGTCAAAACCCTAAAAGAACTTCGCGAGTTTTCCGAGAACGAAAGTTTGTCGGCAAAAGCACGCAACGAATTGCTTGCCGAACTGGCGAGCATCACGGCACTACTCAAGGGCGAGCCGCAAAGCACTCTGCCCGACGGGCAGCCGCCATTGTCGAGCGATCAGATCAAGCACTTGATCAATTCTACTCTGGGCGATCTTGCCCTATCAATCTAAAGGCGCATCATGGAAATCGAAATCATTAAGTCCCATCTGGACACCGTTAAGTCTGAAATCAAATCTGCCGTTGAAAAGCGCGACGCAGAAGTCAAACAGTATGGAGAAGCTACCGAGGCCACTCGCAAAGCACTGACAGCTGCCACTGAGCGCTTGGATGCTATCAAATCGGACATGGATCGCATGGACGCCCGCGTAATCGAAATGGAAAAAGCCGCGCAGCGTCAATTCGCAGGCGAGCAGGTCTCTAAGTCGTACGGTCAACAGTTCATTGAGTCAAACGCATTTAAAAACGCACGCAGCAACGGCACCGATGCTTTCCGTGTTGAGAAGGCCGTGAGTGGTTTGTCCGCATCTGCTGGCGCTTTGGTCAACCCGATGCGCCGCGCTGATGTGCTTTCCAATCCCGACCGTCCGCAGTTTATTCGTGACCTGCTCATTAGCATTACAACGACTAGCAATGCCGTTGAGGTTATGCGCCAAAACGTGTTCACGAATAACGCAGCGCCGCAACAGCCGTCTAGCGCATCCACTGCTATCGGCGCTGGCGAATTTCAAGCCAAGCCGGAATCGGATATCACCTATGAACTGATCACCGTGCCAGTTCGTACCATGGCGCACTGGGTGGCAGCTTCTCGGCAAGTGCTTTCCGATGCGCCAATGCTTCAGCGCTTGATTGATTCTAAGCTCATGTACGGTCTGAATCTTTTGAGCGACACGCAACTTCTGTATGGTGCAGGCACAAACCAGAGCCTGACAGGTTTGATGGTTGATTCCGGCGTGCAGAATCAAGGGCAAATCGCAGCAGGCACTAGCGCTGCCGACCTGCCTGGCGCAATGATTAACCACATTCGCGGCGCGATCACCAAGTGCCAACAGTTTGAGTATTACAACATCAACGGTCTGGTGGTGAATCCGGTTGATTGGCAGACACTGGAAACCGCCAAGGGATCCGACGGTCACTATATCTGGGTCACCGTGCCAACTGGCGGCGAGCAGCGTCTCTGGCGCGTTCCGGTCATCGTCTCCAATGCGATGACTGCTGGCGACTTCCTGCTTGGCGATTGGACCATGGGCGCAACGATTTACGATCGCGAGCAAATGGACATTCGTGTGTCTGAATCGCATAGCGACTACTTCGTAAAGAACGGCGTTGCCGTGTTGGCAGAGGAGCGCTACGGCTTCGGAATTGAACTGCCAAAAGCATTCACGAAGGGCAAATTCACCGTGGCTTCGGCCTAAGAAGGAAAAGGGGCTTCGGCCCCTTTTTTGCTAACGCTATGAAATACATATTGAAAAAGCACTCCACAATGGGACCAGAAGGGGCCATTATTGAGGCTGATGACAATCTTGCTGCGCAACTGCGCGTGAATGACCTTATTGAGCCGGTCGCAGAGATCAAAGTGCAAGCGCCCGAGATTGTAAAGGTTGTTGAGCCTGAAATTAAAAAACGCGGAAGGCAAGCGAAAAATGCAAGCGACACCGCAGACTGATACTGTTTCTCCGGTTACGGCTTCGGAACTGGCGGCATTTATTGGCGTCGAGTCCACTGATTCTCTGCTGCCGTCGATGCTGGCGGCCGCCACTGATGCAGTCATTCGGCACATTAATCTGGATCTACTAGAACGCGAATGGGTAGGTGTTGTGCCAGTGCCTGCGCCGGTTCGACTGCAACTCTCCCCATATATTGAGCAGTCCACCACATTTGAATTGCCTTACACTGGCTTAATATCGGTGGAGTCTGTAATTGGCAATGAAGATGAGGAGCTTGAATATACGCTGGAATCAGAGCGCAGGCCGGCACGCATCACCGTGCAGGGGTGGGACTACTTGAGCGAAATCAGCATTCAATACACCGCAGGAATGGCCACTATTCCGGCGGCGATTAAGTCGGGCATCATGATGCTGGCAGCCTATTTATATGACCATAGGGGCGATTGTGATGCAGACGGCGGAATCAAAAAATCTGGTGCAGCAATGCTATTGCGCCCGTACCGCGTCGAGGTTTCGCTGTGAAGTGCTGCGAAATAACAGCCGGCATGCTGCGCGAGCCAATCACTATACAGCGTCAGTTGTCGGTTTCTGATGGAATGGGTGGGCAATCAATCCAATGGATTGATCTATTTACCACGCGCGCTCATGTAAAGCCTCTATCGGGTCGTGAGGCTGTGCAGGCAATGCGACTACAGGACAGCATCACCCATCGCATAATGATGCGCTATCGCGCTGATTTAACGGCATTGGATCGCATCATTATGCGAGGCCAGCCGCTGCAAATTCGCGCCATTATCAATGTTGAGATGAAAAACCGCTGGCTTGAACTTGCGTGCGATCAGGGGGTGGCAATATGAAAGCGTCATTGACAGGCTCGGAAGAACTGAAAAAGGCTCTTGCAGAGTTTGGCATTGAGGCAGACAAGCGCATAAAAAACATCGTTCAAAGCACGGCGCAAAACATCCGAACGAACGCAATTAAGAGCGTGCAGCGCGGAACTAAGTCTGGCACCACGTACGAGAAAACAAACCCCAAGCGCAAGCACAAATCGTCCGCACCAGGCGAGGCGCCGGCCACAGACACAGGACGCTTGGCCGGCTCAATACGCGCCGACATTGAGGGCAAAAAAGCGGAGGTTGTTGCGAATGCAGAATATGCGGCTTGGCTTGAATTTGGAACACAAAACATGCAACCACGACCGTTTTTAATTCCAGCGCTAGAGGCTGAACGGCCCAAGTGGGAAGCGCGGCTGAACGCAGTAGTTGAAGATGCCGCAAAGGGAATTTTGAAATGATGCAAGAGGAAATCCAAGCCGCCATTTATGCGAAAATTTCCGCTATTGGCTGGCCAGTCTATGATCACGTTCCGCAGGAAGCGGCATTTCCATACATCGTGATTGGCGATGACGCGTCTATCCCATGGGACACTGATGATTCTATTGGATCAGAGACAACGTGCACCATGCACGTTTGGTCGCGGCATCGAGGGCGCAAGGAAGTTAAAGAAATTATGCGCACCATTTATGAAGCATTGCATCGCCAGGAAGTTTCCATTATTGGCGGCGCATTGGTAGAATGTCAGGCAGAATTTCAAGAATCGTTTATGGACCCGGACGGGCTCACCAGACATGGCGTGATTCGCTTCAGGTTAACAGTTGATTCAGCACCCTACGCGAACACTTATTTAGCAACGGAAGGCGGCGCACTACTTCAAACCGCCGAGGGTTTTTACATTGTAAAGGATTAAAATTATGTCCGCTTTTGTTGGCCGCAAGGCAATTCTGAGCTTCGGCTCCCCACTGGTGCCAATTGCAGCGCTGCGCACCAAAACCATGACACTCGGTAACGAGGTTATTGACGTTACCAGCGATGATGATCTTGGGTTCCGCACGCTGTTGCAAGATCCAGGCACAAAAACTCTCGACATGACTTTTGAGGGCGTAACAAAGGATGTTGCATCGCTTAATAGTTTGATCACGTTGTCAATGTCTGGAGCCGATGTGCTGGACACGTTTAGCATTTTGTTCCCGACCATTGGCACTATGGCCGGTCCGTTTGTAATTACATCGTTTGAAATCGGCGCTCCATACAATGAGGGATCGACATTCACCTGTTCTATTCAGTCGGCAGGAACATTCACTTGGACGCCGGTCGTATAATGAGCGCAGTCTTTCGCGAGGTCGCGCTGCAATGGGACGGCAAGGCATACACTGTCAAGCC